CCCTTTTCCTTTTCCCTTTTCTTTTTTTTTTATTTTGTTTTTTAGCCTCTATACAGTCCTTGAATCTACAAGGGATCAATTAATTTCATAAATCATAGTTTCGCAACCGAGTCACATGATAATCACCTCTATGCTGTTTTGTCATAATATGCATCTCCATTAAAGTCTCTATCGCCGGAAATTTTTCTAAATCAACAATCTTAATTCCATTTTTTTTAACAATCCTCGAGACATTTGAGTCTGATGCCATCAACTCTTTATCAGTAAATAAATCTGCAAAAACACCGCCACTTTCCTTAAAAAACCGTAGGAAACCATGGTGCATCTTCTTACAAAACTCATATGCATGCACGTTCGTTGACGCCGTATATGCCATTCCAATCGAACTCAAAACATAGTCTCCAACCGTCCTATAACCGCCCTTACCATGAGCAAATTTTTTTATTACTGCACTTTTCGGACGATACGGAACCACAAAAGGCAATCCGGACATTTTTAAATCTGATGACGCGACAAAATAATTTTTAAGAAAAATCGCACCTTTCTTAACCATCTCCCCATACTCATCAACAGTAGATAGAAAATTTGAAAAACTCCTCAAATTTCTGAGCTCAGTCTGAAATTTCTCCCACAAAAAGATTTTAAAACCTTCTTTGTTAATATAGTGATATCTTCTCTTTTTCCCTACAATATGATCATCACCATATATAAATATTACTATCCAACCGTTCTTCAGTCCTAATTTTATCTCTGCTCTATACTGAGGATATTTTGCCATTAATTCTGCCAAATATAAAAAAAAGAGGCATCCTACTATCCATGAATCACCATGGGATGTGTCAAAAACTCCTGATGGCATAACTCCGTACATAATTCTCCATATCTTACCAAAAATATGAACAACCTTAACAGAGATATTATATGTAGACACACGTAAAAACTGCCTATATATCCTTACATTCTCAGGAGTCATTTTATCAAAATTATAATATATTGATCCCTGGGTCATATACAATACCAACATTTTAAGCTTAATAGTTGTATCTAGACCTTTCACATCACCATCCCACCATTCCATCTCAGGATCATCAAATCTCATCTGTTCTGCGAGAATTTGAGCGCCTCCATGCCACCATTTATGGCCAATTTTTATCATAGGACCTCGCTCTATAATCTGCCTATCTTTACCTGTCATTGCAGCTATTATTAGCATTTTTAATCTACCTATGAAAAACTCTCTCGCCTTATATTGCAATTTCGCTTTATCTTCCGCTATTTCTAACCATGTGTCACCTTCCGGAATAAGAGTTTCTTTTTTTGGGATCAGTTGATATCCAGCCACTTCTATATGAATCTTTTCTCCTAGTACAGCAAGTGAAGCCAATCTATCTACTTCTAACAAGGCCTGTTCCAACTGCTCGAATTTCTTTCCATTAACTCCAAATTTATAAATCACTCCATCAATCTCCATCGTGTGATAATAACCTGGACCTATACCAGAAGATGTTCTCAATGGCAAGTCAAGCAACTGCTTCGCAACCAAGTAGTCCCATATGTACGACCTAAAATACTGTTTAACGTCCATATAATCATACATCATATCTAAAGCTTCTGGCATTAAATATTGTATCGATTTGAATTCAGGAGACATATTCTTCGTATCCTTGTTGAATTTACTTATCAACCTAAACATCTTATCAGGATACAAAGCTTCATGAGAAAAAAACGAATTATTCCCTCTTGAGTCCCCTGCCAGAGCACGATTATACCAACTCATCGCTCTCAACACCTGTATGCTAAGAGCTTCAGGTACAGAAGATTCTTTAGTTGACTCCGGCGAACGGTGATCCTCCCATGAAACACCATCAACTATAACTTTCCCAGAAGCATCGCGAATTTCTCTCCATATTCTCTTCTCCCAGAATTTCATATCATAACGATAGGGCTCAGGAACATAACTTGCATACGATTTAACGTCATACTTCTTATACAAATGCAACATAGCAGGACAATAATACTGTTTCTCTTCTCTAGGAACTGTCCTCGCAGGAAAATATTCTGGGATAGCTTGCTGGTTTTGTCCTATAATCGCATCAACTCTTATTTGTGTCTCATTGATCTTTAAATCCCCATTGAGCCTGTTCAACTTATAACCCGACATGTACCATGTGGACATAATTCTAACTAACGCTTTCTCATACATCTCATCGAGTGTCATTCGAACCAACCTATCATAACGCGGGATAACTACCGAATTTTGGACTACCATAGCTACATCTTTTAGGCGTACACACAAGTTGCATTCACACTTTTCTCTTTCTTCCCTAGTTCTGTGAATATGACTAATACCGTCCCGAACGAACATAATCTCGACTCTCTTAAACATCGATTTCGAATAAAAAAGCCAATTAATTATTCCCAACTTCTTATATTTTCGTGCGATTACTTGCACCTCCGTTGCTATTGCCAGGATTTATGATCAAAAAAGACGATGTTAAAACATACGC